ATACATTGTATGAAATGGTGTTGGCTGGTAAACATCTGAACGTGAGAAACTTGTTACTTCTTTTGCATGGAATGGAACGCTACGTGCTGTAGCAACTTCGCGACCAATAACCTGACCGAATCGACCGATACCTTTACGGAATGGTGTTTCAATTAGTTGAGCAAGATACTTGTCATGCTGACCCCAGGCAGTAATGTAGGCTCTGTCCGCTGCAATTTCTTCTGGAGTACGAAGCAATAGGGGAAGCATTGTTTCGTCTTGTCCAGCCATTAAGGCTGATTCTTCATTAAGAAGAGTTTTTAAATCGCTGATGCTTACTTCACCATTCGCAATACGCATTGGAACTGCAATATCTGGACGCTTTAAAATATCAAGTGCATCAATTGCACTTTTGTCACCAAAGAGTGCAGCCAAGGTATTAATCGCTTCTTCTCTGGTTGTTGTTGTTCCAAGAAGATAAGATACTGTAGCCTGGTTATTAGATGACTTTACCAAAGGATGGTTCATCGCCCAAATAGAATCATTTGCTGCAAAATCTTCAGCAAGTTTAGCATAACGTTCTGCTCTTTTGCTTAGAGTAGATGTAGCACCAAAGCCCGTTGTCTTTACTTCATTGATAGCAAAGATTGCATCAGATGCTTTATCTGCTGCCTTTGCTGCTGCTGTTGCTTTACCAAGAATAATAGTTGGGTCTAAAAATATTTGTGCTGCGGCATCTAAAGTTCCAGTTGTGTAACGACCAAATAGGCTATCTTTAAAAGCAGCCTTGCGTTGACGTGAATCATAGATACTAAACTTATCATCAAATAATGCAGGAGTTAATGAATCGGGTAGCAATCTTAAAGGAGATGACTTTGCTAATAGATTTGCAGCAGCCTGTCCAATAGAAACTTCTTGACGATTTTCAATTGCTTTACCTAAACCTTGTGTAGGTTCTGCTGCAAACATAAGACCAGCACTTAATGGCTGACGTATAGCAGACTCTCCAACAGCAATAGTTGCGCCAATAACCCCACCAAAAGGGCGTGCAATATTTTTTACTGTATTAACACCAGCATTTTTAATACTGTTAAAGAAACCATTGAACTGCTTATCGTCATTCATGGGTGCTGTAAACACATCCCAAGCAAACTTAGCACCAGTTAACGAGACTGCACCTAGTGCGATATCTCCAACCCAGTCTCTGGTTCCTTTTGCAAGGTCACCTAAACGATTCCAGATATTCATTAAATACCATTCATCAGTGCTGACAGTACGTTGCGCGTTTCTGTTGATGTCTCTGGTCGAGATGCGATGTATGATAAGACTGGATAGTATGCCTGAAGTGCTGCATTAAATTGTGTATTGTCTGGACCAGGTGCTGGTTCTGGAAGCCCAGGTATTGAATTATTTCCATCACCAATCGGTGCGCCATCCATAACACTTTGGTCTGGCATTTCGGTTGGTGCTGTAATTGTAGTTGCTGGTGTCATTGAACCAATTGATGGGCGCGCTGCGTTAAATGTTGGTCCTTTTGCAAGAGGTGCGCCAGCAACTTGGTCGTTGATTTGCTTGTTCATGCCATAAGCATAACCTTGAGCAACACGGCCAGATTGTCCTGCTCCGCCCGTACCAGAAACATTAGCAGGATTATTCTGTGGTGCCGTTGGACGCATTCCGCCACGATTTTCTGGTGCTGTTGTCATTGCGCCTCCTACTTAATATGTTTAAATTGCTCTTTTGATATATAAGGTCCTGCTGTAAATGCTGTTAGTTTAGATGCAATTTCCATTGCTTCGTGTGCATCAGCGCCTGCGTGTAATGCACCAAGTGCATAAGCCGCTCCGCTTCCAACAGCGTAAATTCCGCTTGCATTTTTGCTTACTGATAAGTCGTGGTCGATGTCAAAGACTTCGCCACACACAGAAATTAAAAATTGAAATCTTGATTCTGTTTTAGTTTCATCAAAGTTGTAACCATTATCACTTAAACATTTACGAAGCGAAGGCATAGCCTTCACAATCATAAAGTGATACAAATCTTTTTTATCTTTACTTGTAACTGTTGGTGGTTCCCAGATATGTTGTGCAATATCGCATGGTAGTACTTCTCCAGAACCACCTATAATAAATGAACCACGGTCTTCAAGTTTTTTAACATGAGGATGGTTGTAAATAAAACCATTATCATCAGTTGTTTGACTATCGGCTACCAGCACGCAGCCAGTATCATGCTCGATACCAATAATTGTTGTCATGTCCCCACCTTAAATTATATTCGTCGCGTCGAACGAACGCTTGCTGTCGGCTTTCCTCCGCCAGTAATTCCAGATAACAAACTCATAATATCAGGTGGTGCTTGTTCAATTTCTGGAAGTGTAGCGCCTCCTGTTGGAACGCCAGCAGGAGCAGGGGACATTTGCTCAACTGCTTGTGGTGCCCCAACAGGAGGAACTGCTTGCTGCTGAACGGCAAAGGTTGCTTCAATTGCATCCTCTAGTGCCTGTCCCTTTTGGCGTGCCTTTATAACAGCAGCAATCTTACGTACAACTTCTGAAGCATCCTGGCCTTGAGTAGCCATCTGTGGAATTGCTTGTGTATATGCCGTAAGTGAACCAAGTAGCGCTCCGCGCATGTCTTCAATTTCAATCTTTTCTAATTCCTGTGTTACGTTAACTGTAAATGGTAGTTCTCTCATAGCCATATCTCGGCTGATGAGTTTTCCTCCAAGTGCTTGAAGCATAAAGATAAGACCTTGCGCTGGGTTAAGACCAGCAAGCATGCCATAACGAACATCAGCAGAATAGTCATTCTTGATATCTTTATTTGGCTTGTACGTAATCTCATAAGGTGAGCCCGAATCTACTCCACGAATTGTTTTTTCTTGTGGGTAAATTACTTCATCTACATTAAAGCAAAGACTAATAATGTCCCGAAGTGTTGCAGCAAAGATTGCCTGTGCTGACTTAACCTGTGTATCAAAGGCTCCCATAAGAGCCTGTACGCCTTGACCAGTAACAACTGATGCGCTGATATTTCCTGTACGTGATTCAGGGTAACGTGTACCAACACGCAGTTCTTGATTAAGGATTGTTTGTTCAGTAAATGCACCCTGTGGTAGAGTAAGTTCTACGCGGCGGACGCCTGCTGGGTTGGCTGTACGGATAACCGCATCTCCACCAAGTTGTAGTTCCTGCACATCTTGTGGAAGTACGATAGGTGCTTGTACAGATTTTTCTGCTGCTTCCATTGCAAGTAATGCAAATCGGTTACGCAGTAACTGAATACCAAGCACGTCGTCAAACTGTCCACGCATTTCACCATCGATGGATGGCTTACGTGCAACAACAACCATCATCTTACCAAGTGGGTTAGCAGCCTGAGAAAGAACTAGGTTCTCTCTACGTGGCACATAGATTATGGATTGGTCTTTGTCATAGTAGCGGACCATTTCAATAACTGAATTAAGGTCTTGCTTATATCCTTCTGAACCAAGAAGTTGTCTATCATACTCTGGGAACTGGGATACTAGTTCACCAAGTGTCATAGAGTAACGTTTAGCAAATGCCACACAGCGTCCATAGCGGTCAAATTCTGGGTAAGCCCCAATAGGATTTTCTATGCGAATACGTGGCAGTTTTGCTTCATCGTCTAGTTCAATAATGAACGGGACGAAACCATAGGTAATATACCAGTCAGCACCTGAGTACATCTGTACTGCTAGGTCTGAGTGTTGGAAATAGTTAGAGGCAATACGAGTGCGCTTGTCAGCAAAAGAACGCGCTCTATCAGATACCTGATTGGCTGCAGAGCAGTTAACCGCTGGAAGCGGAGCCATTACCTCAGATAGGTCACGAGCAACGATGTCAATAAAGTTTGCTACTACGTTTGCATCAACGCCCTCTGGAAAGAAGTTAGGATATACCTGTGCAATCTTTCCTTTACGAACGGCAAGTACGTCAAGGTTACGCGCATCACGTTCGTGGTTACGGTAGCGCAACGCTTCAACGCGTGCTACTACTTGTTCCATACTTAATGTCATCGTGTGTTACGTCCTTGCTTTCTAATGCGTTCCATTTCACGGGCCTTGTCCTGCGTAATCCTACGTGCTAGGGCTTTAGGGTCTGGCTTAGTTGACCCAAGCGCTTTACGTGCCTCTGCAATAGATTTTTCAACAGCAGGAGATAATTTCTTTACAACGGCTTTCTTTGCTGTTGTTTGTGCAAGTTTCTTTGCTGCTAGTTTTGCTGCCGCAGCAGCGGCTATGCCTACTAGTGGTGCTACCATATTAGTATCCTTAACTGTATTGGTCTGACCATTGGGATGAGAAGGCCTCATCCAAGTTAATGGATTGGCGTTGATTAATCTGTGATTGAGTCGCCCAACGATTCTGAGCAAACTGTCCTACCTTTGAAGAGCGTTGCATCAATTCACGTACACGTATGATAGCAAACCATAAAGCCATCACGCAGTCTGTTGGATTTTTTGTATCTGGCTTCCAGGTAATGAGTTGCTGCACAAGAGACTTCAATCCCTCAGAGCCTTCATTACTTGGAAGTTCTATCAAGTTGTTATCTTGGAAACGTCCATCACGCATGCTTCCAAAAAGGCTAGCCATAGAGGCTACACCGAAAGATGTGTCCCACTTGTTCTTACCAGTAAAGTGTGAATTCAACTGGCAACCGTATGAAGCCAAATATTTGCGCAAGTCATCATCCATAGCATAGTACTTCTGATGTGCGTTGATTTCAACTCTGAACTCTTGAGGTCTGTACTTTTCTACCCACTCATGAATCAGTGCTGTTTCTTTTTGAGGAGTAGGGTCGACCATGTTGACACAATCTAAAACATAAATCTTACCGTCGCCGCGGTTGTAGGAGACGGCGACGAAAGCAGAACGACCAGAAACGGCAGGGTCAAAACCAATTACCGTGTAGGTTGAGTCGATGTTTCGTGGGTGTCCTGGAGTATCTTGTTTAAGCGGTCCGCGCTTTCGCATACCGTTAACACATCCTGCAACTGCTGCTGGCGGGAAAATGGAATCTTCTTGGACGTCTTCTTGTTGGTAGACCATAGCCCAGACAGATGGTGCCACTTCAGAGCGGCGTGTAAAGAGCGAGGGTCCATCCCATTTCGGATAAAGTCCGTTATCATCAGTCTCGTCAATCTCGTTCTCTTGCAGGGTTGTCTTAGGCCAGAGTGTTTTCCAGTTCTCAGGCTTCTCGTCAAACTCCAGCACGGCTGGTTGTGAAAAGTAAGTGAAGGGTGATTTGCCGCCAGTCCATTGGTCGGGGTCACGAATCATCTTGTATAGGTCAATCGGCTGTACGCGGGTGCCTACGATAACTAATTTACCGTGGCGGCCTAGACGAGTGATAACTTCTTTCTGAAGCCACTCAATCTGCTTTTCCCACTCGTGGGCGTTAGACCCCATAACAACGTCATCTAGAATAATCAGGTCAGCGCGAGCGCCGTAAATCTGTGAGCCAAAGCCAAGGGCTTGTACGGTAGGGTCCTTCTCGCCAGAGTCGCGGCCCGTGCCTAGG